GTGCAATAAGTGCGACAAGGCGATGAAAGGTTCTGAGGAAATGTTTCATAGTCCTCAGAATCACTCGCAGGCTCGTGAGTATACTTGCGACACCTGCGATACTGTCGTCGGTGTTGGATTGTATCCAAAGGTGGAGCCTCGTGTCCCTCGTGTTAAAGTGCAGTGACCTCGGTGTAACGTCGTCCTGTTGTGAGGAATGCATCGCGCACCCAAGCAACAGGACGCCGATCTATCCAGTGTCGTTGTATGGTCGTGGGCCAGACTACGGAATGGGTATCCGAGCCGAAGTATGTTGCAATCACATACATCGAGCTAAAGTAAAGCTAAGGTCGTGGTGGCTTGAGCAATACCTACGACGAAGCGAGCGTTTTAACGAAGGAGATATTCAACGCGCTCTTGGAGCTACACCGGAGACGTTCTACCGAGTCTGGGGAGAGATTCACCTCAAGAGTCGTACTGATACGCCTGCCGTGGCACAGAAGCGAAAAGCTCACATCTGTCCCAACTGTGAAAGACAGTGGGACGAAGTAGTCTGCCAAAACTGCGGGTATAATTAGATGACTAACAATCAAGCTCGAGAGTGTTATCGCGCGCGCATCGAAGCAATCCAGTTCGATATCAACTGCATCATAGGGACCAATGCCAGAGAAAACGCGAAAAGTCGTGAAATCCTCACGAAAGCAATGGCCGACTACCAGCGAAAGCACGACAGTATCCCCGCAAACGACGATACCTACGTGCGCTTTGCAAAAGTCTGAAGTTGTAGCACTCCTCAAGTTCTACTACAACTCAGGCTTCATCTCTTACGAGTACGGTGACGAAATAAGAGAGCTGAAGAAGCGCCTTGAGCAATGGAGTAGAGAAAATGGGATTGCAGAGTCCGATTGGGCTAGTGATTATTCGAGATAAGCAGAGACAGGTAGCCAAGATAGCGGCGTTCCAGTTCTACCAGAACGCCGTCGATTATCTGTCAACACACGCGCAAGCAAGAGACTGGCGTAAAGTTGGAAGTGACTCGTATGTGACACCGACAGATCACATAGTGTCAGTGACGATGCTGATTCCAGACGGCATCAACCTCACAAAAGAACAGTATCTGGAGAGTGACGTGCATGACCAAGAAGGTCAAAAGACAGCCGCCAGCAAAGGGCGGTAGACAGCCGTTGAGTCCGTGCGTTCTTCACAGCATTGATGTTGAGCTGACGAGGCTCGCACGGATCTACGGAGTGACGAAGTCGTGGGTTATCTCCACGATATTAGCTGAGTCCTTTAACATCAAGGAGCAGCCTTCCTTTTACTCGGTGAAAGAACTCAGGAGAGTCAAGTAATGGCGCATACTGGCGTTCATTGGATGCAGAAGCCAGAGAACAAGGGCAAAGTTCTCAAGATGATCAAGAAGATGCATCGAGGCAAACAGGTCGCCAAGCGCAAGACGAAAGCCGAGAAGATCGTCGCGAAGGCTGTCAAGCGACACAAGAAAGTCGTCGTCAATCCTCAGGAAACAGTCAGTGTCGTGCTTAACGGTTGGAAGCTGACGCTCGGAGTTCATAACATCATCGTCGAGAAGGCATGATGGAATGTGACGAAGTTAGGAAAGAGTTTCCAGAAATACACTTTCCAGCTTGTTGCGAGTCGTGTCATGAGGACGAAGCCATAGGTCATGGATATGATCTGTGGCTAGAAATAGGTGGAGACGATAGACACGTTTGCTGTTCCATCATGAATGGTATGGAGCGACATCGTAAAGAGTTAGACCGATGAGTTTTCAGGTGAGGCACAAACGGCTCGGCGTCTTCCAAGGAGTTGAGCTAACTCCTGAAGGCGTAGCTGTGTGCTATCATCCGTCAGCTGACACCCCAGAGATGGGATACTGTGAGTTCAAGACGTCAGACGAAGCCGTCAAGTTCATACAGTGGGCACTCTCAGTCCCGTCTCTGGGCTACGCTCCAAGCGAGCTTAAGGTAGAACACTTCAACAAGGAGTCCTCCGACTACGCACAGAAAGTAGGAGTTCATATCATTACTATGGAGCACTGGACGAGGTTGTTAAACCTACATGTCTAAAAAAGTAATCGTCGCAGACTCCCAGATACTCAACACCGTAATGGCCTGCGGTCGTAAGACCAATCTGGAGTTCAAGCTCAATCTAAGGCCGCACAAGAAAGCAGAGGCGCTTGAGAAAGGTGATCTCATGCATCGGATGCTCCACCCGTATTACTACGGACGGATCACGAATCCAAAGGAGCATCACCTGTTCATGACCGTCGACGGCAACAAGATGCCACATCCCTATGCTCAGTTCATAGGTCTTCCAATGAAAGACTTGGTTGACACATGCACTGAGATTGGTCGGCTCGCATCCTTTGACATGGACTTGGAGCCGGAGTATCGGAACGAGTGTATCAAGCAGTTCCGTGCATACGCTTTTCATTTCGCAGGCGACGGATGGATCACACTCGAAGTCGAGCAGTCGTTTACTCGTAAGCTCTATGAGGACGATCAACTGATCATTCTGTATGAGGGAATCGTTGACCTCGTAGCAGATGGTCCAATGGGACGGATCGTTGTCGATCACAAAACAGCGAGCCGACGTGAAACACCTTCGGATCTCAGCAATCAGTTCATGGGCTACTGTTGGTCGTTAGATAGTCCACGAATGATTGTTAATCGGATCGGTTTCCAGAAAACTGTCTCCGAAAGCGAGCGCTTCCAACGTATCGTCATGAGCTATCCGCAAGGACGCATTGACGAGTGGCAATACTGGGCGACGTATTGGCTGAAGGTCTACGCCTTCTATGCCGAGAACGATGTCTGGCCGCCGAACTACACATCATGTGACAAGTATGCTGGCTGTATCTTCCAGCAGATTTGTACACGTATCCCTGAAGCTCGAGAGTTTACGATGCAGACTAAGTATCGTGTTGTGGAGCCGTGGAGTCCGCACACGAGAGACTATTCCAAATTGCTCGGAGACTAACAATGGCCTCACAAAAGCACGTTCATAAATACAAGAGGACGAAACTCGGTAGGAATGGGTACGTCGTCTATGCGTGCATGTTCCCTGACTGCACTCATTACTTGCCAGAGGACAGGGTCGTTGGTAGACAATCAATCTGCTGGGTCTGCGGTAAGATCATGATCGTCTATCGTGATACGAATGGTCTCCTTGCAAAGCCACACTGCAAGACGTGTTACGCTCGGAAGCCACGTAAGAAGAAGGAGTTCGACTTCCCGATGCCAACGATTCCAACGGTGCTACCATGACAGATACACTCGACAGCCTGAGTATGGGCGATAAGCAAGTAGCTCTGTTCAAGGGCGATCCAGGAACAGGCAAGACGATCGCGGCGGCGTCTTACTCAGAAGGTAAGAACGACGTTTACTTCTTCGATCTCGACCAACGTATTCGTCCGTTGGTGTTACACTTCGGTCATCCTGACATGGCAGGGTATCGTAAGTGCATCAAGTTCGACACGTATTCAGGAGAGAGCGCATGGGCGGACCTGTGCAACAAACTCGACTCGCTCATCTCCTACAATCCATACGCCATGCTCTGTATGGACTCGCTCACTGCGCTGTCACGTATGCTTATTTCGCTCATGCTTATTGCCAGAGGCGAAGCCGGGAAGCAAAAGCTGAAGAGAGGCGGCGTCGCGCTTACACAGATCGAAGACTACTCAGGCGAAGCCAACGGGATCAATCAAGTCCTCGACGCGCTCCGAGTGATCTCAGGCGGAAGCAAGTGTCACATCATCATGACAGCTCACGTCATCGAAGTGTCAAACAAGACACGCGAGGGTAACATTTCCTTTTCGAGAACACTCGTGAATGCAGGTGCGAAGAAGACAGTCGCTGAAATCCCTGCATACTTCGACGAGGCATACCATTTTGACGTCGGTCTAGGCGATACCGGATTGCCTATGTATCGAGTCATCACTCGGAACGTCGGAACAGATTGGGCCAAGACAGCGTTGCCGATTCCAAGCGAGATCGATTTTACGGCGCGCAAGGACGCAACGACAGAAGCCGAGCGCTTTGGCCTGCTGTATCCGATCATCATGGGGCACCTCGGTCTTTACACCGAGCAGACCCTTCCCGATAACTCTTTCGGATAGGAGGACGATGGAACATTCCTGACCTGACTAACTGACCACCAACTGTAACTGTGTATCGGAGAAAAAACAATGCCTGTGAATCCAAGCCAGAAGATGCGTATCACTGCGGACGACCTCAAGCGTGGAGTCGTCATGGACCCCAACTGGTATCCGGCTGTCGTCAA